CAGGGCGACAAGCTACTGACAAACCTGCCTGCTGTTTATCTGGACTACCAGTACAGCCTTGGCGAGTTTGCAATGCCGCAATACTTTGTGCAGCTCCTTAAATACATGATGTCTTGGCACTTGGCCATGCCAATCACAGAACAAAGCGACCGCGCCCAATACTGGCAAGGTGTCGCTGTGGGTGGGCCTGCCGAAAATGGCCGTGGTGGTTTTATGCGCACAGCAATGAATATAGATGGCCAAGGCACACCAACCAGAGTAATTGAAGACTTTAGCTTAATTGCAGTGAGGGGCTGATGCCACGCTTTGTTGACATTCAAACGAACTTCAGCACCGGCGAACTTGACCCCTTGTTGAGGTCTCGCATTGACTTGGCTCAATACAACAACGCACTAGCCAAGGCTACCAATGTCGTAGTGCAGCCCCAAGGTGGCATACGCAGACGGCCTGGCCTCAAGCACATTATTGAGCTGCCAAACACCAGTACCGAGAGTGCTGGCAATGGTGTGCGTTTGGTGCCATTTGAGTTCTCTGTTGATGACTCCTACATGCTGTGCTTCACGCATAACCGGATGCATGTGATCAAAGACGGTGTTCAGATCACCAACATTAACGGCGGTGGAAATAACTTTCTCACCACTACCGTTACGAGCGCAATGCTTGGCCAGCTGCAGTGGACACAGTCTGCAGACACCATGTTTATCGTCCACCCTGATTTAGCCCCTGTCAAGCTTGTGCGGGGCGGCACAGATTCAACTTGGACCATCAGCACCGTCACTTTTTCTAACATCCCTAAGTATGCGTTTACGCTGACAACAACAACCCCAACGGCTGGCACCTTAACGCCAAGTGCTGTTGCTGGAAATATCACGCTGACATCTGCAAGCGCTGCGTTCAGCGCAGGCAGTGTGGGCCAGTACGTCAATGCAAGTCCACAGGGCCGCGCAAGAGTCATTCAATATATCTCGACCACTGTCGTAAAGGTAGTGACCGAATACCCGTTCTTTGACACTAGTGCCATTGCCCAGGGCAGCTGGGAGATTGAGTCTGGCTACGAAGATGTGTGGAGTGCCGGCAAAGGCTACCCACGCACAGTGACTTTCCATGAGGGCCGTCTGTACTTTGGTGGCTCCAAGTCTCGCCCGTCCACCATCTGGGGCAGCAAGATCGGCATCTTTGATGAGTTCATGCCAACCGAGGCATTTGATGATGACGCTGTAGAGGCAACGCTAGACACCAGCTCACTTAATGTGATCGTAGACATGATCTCTGGGCGTGACTTGCAAGTGTTTACAACGGGCGCTGAGTTCTATGTGCCTCAGTCAGGCACTGATCCAATCACGCCACTGACCTTTACCTTTAAGGGCGTAAGCCGTAATGGCATCAAGCCTGGTACCCGTGTGCAATCCCTTGAGTCCGGCACGGTCTACATCCAGCGCCAAGGCAAATCAATCAACGAGTTCTTGTTCTCTGACACCCAGCTGACCTATGTAACGCAGCGTATCTCTTTGCTGTCTGGCCACTTGCTCAAGGCTCCAACCAGGATGGCTTTGCGTCGAGCCAACAGCACAGATGAGGGCGACCTGCTTTTAATGGTTAACGATACAGACGGCACCATAGCTGCGTTCTCTATTATGAGATCTCAGCAGATTACAGCGCCGTCAGAGTTCATAACCGATGGCCTGTTCAAGGATGTCAGCGTCGATGTGACCGACATCTATGCGGTGGTCAAGCGCACATTTAACAGCGTAGACCGTTTCTTTATTGAGCTCTTTAGCTTTGATAGGTTTACTGATTGTGCGTTTGTGGGAGGTGCCGCAGCCACTGCTACTAGCTTGCCACATGTTGCAAAAGCGCTGAACGTAATCTGTGATGGTGTGCCCCAAGGCAACGAGACAGTAAGCGGTGGTGGCTCTGTGACCTTTGATCGCGCCAGCACAACAAGCTACGAGGTCGGCCTGCCCTTCACGGTCTACGCCAAGACCATGCCTTCAGAGATCAAGCTGCAGACTGGCACTCGCATTGGCTTTAAGAAGCGGATTGTCGAGATCAATGCGCTGGTGGATAACACCCAGCACCTGGCATTGAACCAGAACCCTGTGCCCTTTCGCACATTTGATAACTTATTACTGGACTTGCCAGAGCCCACATTTACTGGCAGCAAGCGTGTCAATGGTGTGCTTGGCTACAGCCGCGAGGCGAGCATTGAAATATCACAGAGCTTGCCGCTCAAGATGACCTTGTTGGGTCTTGAGTACAAGATTGCTGTGAGTGGGGGGACCTAATGGCTGACAGTACTTACACCGACTTTGTTGACTTAGCAAAAACTGGGTTTGATATATTTCAATCTAGTGTTAACACAGCTGCTCCATACCTTGGGCTTGCAGCGGCAATCACTGCAGCTGGTGCGCAAAAGACTGCGGCAATTTATCAGCAAGGTTTGTATGAAGTACAAGCAATTGATACTTTGCGGTTTGCCCAAATTCGCACAGATCAAGACCAGAAGTATGCCGCTATTCAAGCTGGACGAAAACTCTTATCGGCTGAGAGACAGGCTCTAAATTACACCATTCAAGGCAATACATTGCTTCGTGGTTTAGAGCAAGCCAACGCAGCAGTACGAGCCCGTGCTGCAGCTAATGGCGTTGTGTACAACGAAGGGTCGGCGGCAAGTGTTCAAGCGGCAAACGTAGGCTCTGTATACCGAGATGTCGGTATGTCAAACCTTAATGCCTTGACTGCTCGCATCTTGGGCTTTGAAGACGCTGGCGCAATGATCCTTGCATCCAAAGAGCAAGCAGACCTGACCATGGGCGCTGCCGAAGCGCAGGCTAGACAGTTGCGCTTGGCTGGAGATTTCAATGTCAAGAGTGGTGGTTTGCTGGCTGGTGCCACCTTGACAAAGGGCGTACTTGACTTTGCGCAGACTGTTAAAAACCCATTCACACCTTAAATCATGGCAGACCTACCACTTATCCAATCAGGCAGAGTCGAGGCGGCAGGCATTCCTGGCGCTGTGTTGCCAACTGTCAACCCAACTCAAGTTGACTATGTGGGCTTAAAGGCTGGGGCTCAATACCAGGGTACTGTGGCGCAGACTCTAGACCGACTCAGCGCCCAGCTTTTTGGTATTGCAAAGACTGCGGCCACTGAGGCTGGCTTGCAGTATGTTGCAGACAACCCGCCAACTGATGAACAATTAGAAGCCGCCAAATCGGGTAATGTCGCACCTCTCAAGCTGGGCGGCACGTTTAGTGTGTACGACCAAGCAGTGCGTAAGGCTCGCTCTTTTGAGCTGTCAGGCATGTTTGAGATGGAAGCTCGCAGCCAGATGACATCCATGTTGACTGAGGTTGAGCTTGGGAAAACTACCACTGAGCAAATTCAAGGTAAATTAAAAAACATGATGGACGGGTATAGCAAAACCCTGTCTCAAGTTGACCCAGAGGCATCCCTTAAATTTAGAGCTACCAGCGCCACTATGGGTAATACCGTACTGGCTAAGGCCGCAGAGCTTGAGATAAAGCGCGAGAAGGCTCAGCGCTTGGTTAAATTTGACATTGACTTTGACAATAGCACCCGACTACTTGAAGCGGCTGTATCGCAAGGGTTTTGGATTGATCCCAAGACTCAGCAAAAGCGAAGTATCGAAGACTTGGCTGATGTCTATCGATCAACCATCTCAACCAGTTCACTTTTGCTTGGTGACGTTCAAGTTCAAAAACAATACAGCGACAAATTTGAGGCTGCTTTTAAAAGCGCCAAGATCAATTCAGTGAGCAGGTTTTTGATTGGTGATGATGCGGCAATGGCTGACACTGAGGCCACCTTAAAGAACATACAAAGTGGCAATGTTGGCAAGATGTCTGATGTGGTTAAGGGCCTGTTGTTGAGCGACTATGCCTCAATAGAAAAAATTTCAGCCAACTTCATGGTGGCCGTCAATGCGCGTAATTCTGCAATTAATACAAAGCGTGAAGCCGATAAGCGTGTCAATGAGCAAACAGGCATTGATCTGATGGAAAAGATATTTGCGTTGCCCGAAGGCAATGCCAAGCGCAATCTGTTGATCAAAGATCTGACTGCTTTGCCAGCTGGTGCTGTACCCATTGGCACACTCAAAGATTTGCTTGAGCCCAACAAGGATGGCAACCCTGCCGTTGAGTTTAATTTGCTGAATGGCATCTACAACGGCACCATCACCAACCCGCAGCAGATCTGGAGCTTGGTTGGTAAGGGCATCAATGGCAAGCAGGCTGTTGGCGCTTTAAAGCTGCTCAACTCAGAAGACAGGCGCGATCAGGGTGATCTGGACCGTGGCTTGGCCAAGTTGGCAGGCATCCCCACCATGCCAGGTTCTGTCACTGTTCTTGACCCAAAGGGTACAGAGTTTGCACAGCTGCAGCGTTTGCGAGCTGAGGCTCTGCAAATTCAAGCACAAGCGGCACTAGAAGGGAAAGTTGTGACCCCT